GAGAGACAAAGAAACTAAAATGGTTAATATGGGGCAGGGTATGTTTTGTCCTTCTGAAAATGTAAAAGAAGTTATTGATCAAATGGACTTAATATATAAAGAGAGCATTGCAGAAGATATGAGGCAAGGAAAAGGCAAGGTTATTTTAAGAGAATTATATAATCACGAATGCTTTTATACAGGTGATATTACAGATTGTATAGAAAAATTATCTGATTACCCCATAACAGAAGAAGAAATTAAAAATGTTTATTTTAAAAATTATGAAAATGAAGTATAAAAATTTACACGATATAAATACATTTTCCTGTTCTGATAATGAAGTTTATTTATCAGGTAAAGATGAAAATGGAAAAGATTTTACAATAGTTTTAAATGCTTTTGAATTATTGGAATGGTTAGACATTAAATATATTAAAAAACAAACAATTAAATACATTAAAGGATTATGATAAAATTTAAACAAGGTACTCATAAACAGATTCTTTATGACTATCTACTAACAGGAAAATCAATTACAACTAGAGCAGCTATGATTGATCTTGGAATAGGCGACTTACAAGGCGTTATAAGGAACTTAAAAAAGGAAGGGGTATATATTAATACAAAAGATGTAAAAGTCCATACAAGGCATACCAAAAAAGATGGCAGCCCTAAATATGCTTATGTAAGAGAATACTCAATAGAAACAGTATTTGATTGTAATGTTGAATCATCTACATTTAGAACAGCAGAAGAACACGCCGAATGGGAGCAATGGCAAGGCGAGAATCCGTTTACTGAAGAAATGGTAAAGGGTATGGAAAAAAAATACCAAGAAAATCATTCTGGAAACTGCTCATTTTTGGGAAAGGATAATGGTATGGTTAGCACATTACAAGATAGATTAGATAGGGGTAAATAAATTTTATTTATTATAAAATAATTTTTATTATATTAGTGTGAATTTTAAAATGACGTATATGAATTTAAATCGAAAAAGGCAAGAGATAATTTCTTTTGCTATGTATAAAAATAAGATAAGCAAACTGCAGCTTTCAAAAGCATTAGGTATGTCTTATCCAACAATGCTAAGTAAGCTAAAATCAACAGGTGATTTTAAGCTAAGTGAAGCTGATAATTTATGTAATTATCTTAATATAGAATTAACCGAATTTATAACTTTAAAAAATTAATTATGCAAGAAACAAAACAAGAAATTTTAAATAGATTATTTGTAGAAAATAATTTAACAGCTGAAGACTATTTTAAGCACAAATTTTACACCATCATTACTAGAAGTGGTATTGATAAAATACAGGCTTCTAATAGTATAGAAATTAACTACAATTTAATTTATAACTCTTTAGACACTAAATGTGTTATAATTAAAGCAACGGCTAGAATGGGTGATAAAACAATAGAAACATTTGGCGAATCTTCACCAATGAATACTCAAAATTCTTATCCTGTTGCAATGGCAGAAAAAAGAGCAATGAGTAGAGCTTGTTTAAAATTGGCAGGGTTCTATCAAAATAATGTGTTTGGCGAAGATGAAGCAGATGCATTTAAAAGAAGTAATAACTAATAAATAATATAAATATGTTTGATATAAGAGGTAAAATAATAAAAACGGAAACAGTAAACATTAATACACCAAAAGGTGATTTTGTTAAAAAATTAATAACTATAGAAAAGGTGGGGTCTACTTTTAAAGATGTAAATCAATTTGAAATTTTTGGAGAAGAAAATATAAAAGTGATAGAAAATTCTCAAAGAGTAAAAGAGGGAGAAAGGGTTAATATAAAATTCTATATAAAAAGCAATGAATTTAAAGGTAAATTTTATAATACTTTAATGATAAAAGAATTACTAGTAGAAAATTCTTTAGTAGAAGAATCAAACGAATCGCCTTTTTAATTAATCTTGATAATGCCTGTATTACCTTTTACTTGTTTTTTTCTATATCTATTTTTTTGTGATATAGGCATTATCTTTTATATTTAAACAATATGAAAAAAACTTACTTTCCACACGACAGCAATGCAAGAAACGATATTAAACTAATTAAGGTAAGAGCAAAATACGGCTATGAAGGTTTTGGTATTTACTTTGCATTAATAGAGTTATTGTTTAGCGAAGACAATAAACTATGTGTTGATGATTTTGAAACATTAGCATTTGGGTTAAATTGTAATGCTGATATTTTAAAAGACATTATTTTAAATTTTGATTTATTTATAGTTGATGATAATTGTTTTTATTCTAAGAGGTTAACTAATACACTTGATGAAATAAATAAAAGAAGTTTAAAGGCTTCAGAAAATGCTAAAAAAAGGTGGTCTAATGCTACCGCAATGCTATCGCATTCCAACGGCAATGCTAGTAAAGTAAAGGAAAGTAAAGTAAATAAAACTAAATTAAATAAAATAGATGATAGAATACACGAATTTAAAAATTCGGTATACTCACACAAAGATTTTGATGATAAAGATAAAGAAGATTTCTTCTTGTATTGGACAGAAAAAAATAAGAGTGGAACAAAGTTTCGTGCCGAAATGCAGAAAACCTTTTCAATTCCTTTAAGATTAGCTAGGTGGTGTAATAATGGATTCAATAAAGATTCAAAAAAGCTACCTGAATTTTATGATGAAATGTTATATAAAAGAATGGACTTAACAGCAAGAAAAGATTATGAGAAGCATTTAAAATCATTAGGATATGAATATATATACAATCCCAATAGTGGTGGTAAATGGATTAAGAAATGAAACAAGAAGAATATAAACTGCAAAAAGCAGTATGTAAATACCTAGATTTAAATAAGGTTTTATATTGTGGTTCAATGGGTGGACAATATCAGATTCATTTTAGCCAACGAATCAAAGCTAAAGCAACAGGATATAAGAAGGGTTTTCCTGACTTATTCATCTATGAAATAGCAAGAATAGGTGATACAATATATGCAGGATTAGCAATAGAATTAAAAACTAAAACAGGCAGACCTACAGCAGAACAAGTAGAATGGATAAAGCAATTACAGAAACGAGGTTATATGGCATCTATCTGCAAGGGAATAGATGAAGCATTAGAAGTAATAGATAATTATATAAAAAATAAAATATGAATGAAATAGAATTATTAAAATCTCAATTAGAATGGTGGGAAACCTACGGTGAATATATATCAAAAAATTATGCACACGCTGATGCCGAAGCTTGTAGTTTTGCAGATGGAGATTATGAAAGTTAAAAGAACATTTTTTAATAGTAGAACAGATAGATTATTTCAAAATTATGTAGATACTAACAACTACCTGTTTACAATTTTATTTGATTCTGGTGCTAACTTATCCTTCATTTTACGAGATTTGAAAAAAAACGAAAACATATTAAGTTATATTTATAAGAGGTTGCATAAAAGATTTGATAACATAGCAGAAATAGATATTAGTGTATTATCAAGTATAGAATATAATTTAATGAAGCAATCAAATATACCGTCAGTAATAAAAATATGTTAGATACCTACCTTGTGGATAATTATAATAAGCTAAAAGATATGGCTTATAATATCACAAGTGGCAAAGGGAATGAAGATTTATTGAGTTTTGTAATTGAAGAACTATATAAATGCGACCAAGATAGAATAGAACAAATCATTAGAAAAAAGCAGATGACTTTTTATGTTGTTAGGGTAATGATAAATCAGTTTCACTCTAAAACAAGTAGATACTATTATAAATACAACAAGTATTATGAGTATCACGTTACAGGAATTGTGGAAGCAATATCACCTGACAATATAGAAACAGAAATAGAAAACAAACAGAAGGTTGAAGAACGCTTAGCTTGGATTGAAGAAAAGCTGAAAGATTTATATTGGTTTGATGCAGAAGTATTTCGTATTTATTACAAGGAAGGTTTTAGTTTAAACCAAATGCAGAAGGAAACCAAGATAAACAGAAACACACTACATAAGGCAATTACTAATGTAAAAAATTACCTAATAAATGAACAGTAATATGTTAAACAATGAAGAAGGTTTTATGGCAAATGTAATAGTAGGTGGTGTTGTTGTTATAGTATTAATTTTATTAATTTTAGCAATATGGTAAAAAGTAAAGGATTAGGCGACAGCGTAGAGAAGGTGTTAAAAGCAACAGGAATAGATAAGGTTGCAAAGAAGGTGTTAGGTGATGACTGTGGTTGCGAAGAAAGGAAACAAAAATTAAACAAGATGTTTCCATATGCTAGACCATTTACAGAAGATGAATTATCTATATATGAATCAGTATTACCTAGATTAAAAAGTGGAACAATAACAGGAAGTGATCAAGCTATATTAATAAAGCTATATAATAAAGTATTTAATACTAATAAAAAACCAAGTGGTTGTAGTAGTTGTGTTCAGCAAACATTAGCGAAGTTAGCAAAGGTGTATGTAAATAGTTGTAAAAATGAAGAATAAAAGTCAAACATTCAGGTTCTGTTGTAGCTGTATTAGAATGAGTTTAATTGAAGAAGGTTCGTGCTATTTCTGTGGCAGTAAGTTTATTTTAAAAATACATAGTGATGATTTACATATAAGAAAAAAGAAATATGAAGAAACACACTAAGGTTTATATGGACTTTTTTGATTATGGCGAACAGGACTTTGTTATGTGCGAAATGTGTCAGCAGGATAGGGCAGTAGACATTCACCACTTAAACGCAAGAGGAATGGGTGGTAGCAAGAGTAAGGATTATATAGAAAACCTAATGGGATTGTGTAGAGATTGCCACAACAAAGCAGAATCAGATTCTTCGTTTAATATGTTCTGCCGAATAAAACATTTAGAAAACGTATGCCACCAGGTGTATGCAAGAATAGAATACGAAAAAAGATTAAAATTATGAAAGCAAAAAAAATACAGGTAAGTAAATTAAAAACAAACCCCAACAACCCTAGGACAATAAATAAAGGCAAATTTGAAAGTTTGAAAAAATCAATCTCAGAATTTCCTAAAATGCTAGAAATTAGACCAATAGTCGTAGATGAAAAGTTTATAGTGCTAGGTGGAAATATGCGACTACAAGCATTAAAAGAATTAGGAATAACAGAAACCTATTACATACAGGAAAACGATTTAACACCAAAAGAAAAGAAACAGTTTATAATAAAAGACAACGCTTCGTTTGGTGATTGGGATTGGGATATGTTAGCTAATGAGTGGGAAAATGCAGAACTAAAAGAATGGGGAATAGATGTTTGGCAACCTGAACAAGAAGTGAATTACGATATTTTAAATGAAGTAGACCTAGAACAAGAAATACAAACAATGTATGAGCAAACCAAAAAATCTATTATTTTAGAATACCCTTCTGAGGGTTTTGAAGAAATTAAACAATTATATGAAAATTTAAAATCTAAAGAAATTAATTTACCTGATTTATTTTATAAAGCAATGCAGAATGAATTATAATGTTTATGTAATATCCGCAGGAAGGTATGACAAGTTACCGTTTAATAAAACCCAAAAAAAGAAATATATTTTTTGCGTGAAAAGTGGCGAGAAGCATTTATACCAAAACAATGGTTGTGTAAACGTATATGAAACAGGAAACCTAATGCAGAGCAGGAACTTCGCTTTAGAACACGCATTTAAAGACAATAAAATATGTGTTCAATTAAGTGATGATATTAAAAAAGTAAAGCTAAATAAGAACTTCTTTAAAGACAAAGAGGTAAAGTTAGATGAAGCTATAGAAGACATCATAAACAAGTTTAAAAAGATAGATGGCGTGTGTTTAATGGGTGTGCCACCGACTGATAATTATTTCTTTGCCAATAAATTAGTAGCAGAAAACAAATTTTGTATTGGTGATATGTTATTTGTAAAGCCGAACGAATTAAGGTTTGATGAACAATTAACATTAAAAGAAGATTACGACTACACACTACAACACATTAGAAAAAATAAAGTCCTTAGATACCAAAAGTATTTATTTACATTTGAACACTATTCTAATAAGGGTGGTGCTGTTGACGTTAGAGATGATAAAGAAGAACAAAGAAACATAAGGATTTTAAAATCTAAATGGGGGGAAAAAATCAGAATGAACACCAAAAGAAAAAATGAGATATTAATATGAGAAAATTAAAATTAATAAAACAAGAACACGATATAAAAATTGGAAAGAGGTGTGAATTTATGCCACCCACAATTACTGACAGTTGTCTTTTAGAGTACGAGGGGGAGATTATAGGTTTTTACCTTACCGATTTACCTGAGAAATTAAAACAGTACATAACAATCGCCAATAAAGAGTTTTTAAGCAAGAACGTTCCTAAGACACTATTAGAGCGTTCTGATATATATGCAAAGCAAAAAAAATTGGGAATAACAAGGAAACAAGCCATGGCTCTCGGCACACCTCAAATGTCCACAATACTTGGGGCAGTTTTAGCTAAAGCACATTTAAGAAGACCTTACAATTCTGTTTCTTCAGTTCACACTAACCCAAAAGCAAAGACATTTATCAAGGCGATGTTATTAGCCTGTTTAGAATGTGAAAAGCTAATAAAAAAATATATGCCTAAACAATATGAAAGCCAATTAAAACTAATAGAAGAAACCACATTAAAGAAGTATAGGTTTGGAAACCTTTACACAAGCAGTATATCTAACTATAATATCGCTGCCCCTTTTCACCAAGATAGAGGAAACTTAAAAAACACAGTAAACGCTATATTAACAAAGAGGAAAGATTCAGAAGGTGGTAGTCTTTGCGTTCCTGATTTTAACCACGTTTTTGAACAAGCTGATAACAGCTTATTGGTTTATCCTGCTTGGAGAAATATACATGGCGTAACAAAAATAATAAAACACAATTCAGAAGCGTATAGAAACAGTTTAATCTTTTACCCATTAAGTGGTTTAAATAAATAATTATGAACAAAAGTAGACACATAAAAAAAGAAGCATTATTAAACGCCTTAGAACACGCGTTAGGCGTTGTAACAGTTGCTTGTAAAAAAGCTAATATACCTAGAAGCACATATTACAAATGGCTAAAAGATGATGAGGACTTTAGAAAACAAGTAAAAGAGATAGAGAATGTTGCATTAGATTTTGCAGAAAGTCAATTACATAAACAGATTTCAGATAATTCTACAGCAGCAACTATATTTTATTTAAAAACAAAAGGTAAATTGAGGGGGTAT